CAACTGAAAACCTTTTGGGATGAAAATGGTGCAATGATTCTTCAAGCGACTAAGAACTTTTTCACTCCGATTGTTTTCATTGTCCGTACTGTACTTGGAGCAGTCTGGTCTGTCATGAAATTCGTGTGGCCTGTGGTGCTTTTATTGGTGAAATCTGTTTGGTCGAATATACGCGGAGTGATAGATGGGGCGCTAAAAATCATTATGGGCTTGGTGAAAATATTCGCTGGTTTGTTTACCGGAAACTTCTCAAAAATGTGGGAAGGGGTTAAACAAGTATTTTTTGGAGCCATTCAATTTGTTTGGAATCTCATCAATTTAATGATGTTCGCAAAGGTCTTGAGTGCTGGAAAAATGTTCATTATAGGGTTTAGAGATGTTTTTGTTGGTCTCTGGACAGGATTGCGTGCTCTGTTCACAAAGAGTGTTACTAACGTTAAAAACACCGTGCAGTATGGATTCACAGCAATGAAATTACTTGGCCAGACTATTATGACTGGTTTTAAAAATGCTATTAACGGCATCTGGACTGCAATGCACGGGAATATCCGAGGGATGCTCGGAAGGATAGGCACTAGCATTAAAACCGCCTGGACAACAGCTAGAACAGAAACCAAGACACTGTTCGGAATGATTAAAGATGATGTGACGGGTGTCTTTAAAAATATCGTACAGGCTGCTAAGGATTTACCGGGTAAAATCGGAAGAGGAATTAGTAGTATGGCCGGAAGAGTTGAAGCAGGTATCGGAACACTTGCTAGTAAGGTATTCGGCGGCTTTAAGAAAATCATCAACGGTGCTACAAGCGGTCTGAATTGGGCGATGGGGAAATTAGGTGTTGACTTTACTATCCCTGACTGGAAACCACCTCAATACGCAAAGGGGACTAAGTTCCATTCCGGAGGACCTGCTATTGTTGGAGAGCGTGGGGCGGAATTAATCAGAACACCAGCCGGACAAATTGGGTTGTCGCCAGGTAGAGATACGCTTATGAATCTTCCGAGAGGAACAGAAGTATTACCGCATAGGCAATCTATGGCACTTTTAAATGCTGGTCTTCCTGCTTACAAAGATGGTTCAAAAGGAAAAGGTAAGGAAGGGAACCTGTTACACGATGCTGTAAGTAAAGCTAAAAACATAGCCGGTAAAGCATGGGGTGGAACAAAAGAAATAGCTGGAAATGTGAAAGAAGCGGCTTTTGATGTTTGGTCGTATATTTCTAATCCAACTAAACTAGCCTCGAAGATATTTAAAGAATTCGGAGTAACGTTCCCTAAGATGTCTGGTGCTATGTATGAATTCGGTAAAGGTTCAGTTGGCTTTTTAAAAGATAAAACAGTTGGATTCTTAAAAGAGCAACTGGCGGGACTTTCTTTTGTTGGAAGTGAAAGTAAAGATCCTGGTGCTGTTGGTCCTGGTTCGGGATATGGCGGCATGATGAAATATGTTGAAGCAGTCTACAACTCTGTAAAATCTCGTTTCGGTAAAACACATTTTATGGGCGGGTACAATGATAGAAATGTAGTAGGTGGAAGCTCAAAATCTATGCACGCTTATGGTCGAGCCTTTGATATCGGCGGTTCCCACGAAACGATGTCTAAAATTGCAGAGTATTTGCGTACAACAGCATCTAACCTCCAATATGTCATTTACAATCGACGAATTGCTGGTCCGGGTATGGGTAAATCGTGGAGAAAGTATACAGGGTTAAACCCTCATACAGACCATGTTCATGCAGATTTCAAAGCGGTCAAAAACAGTATTCCTGGTGAAGTCGGTAAATTCACAGGAAGTGCTTCCGCGTGGAGAGATGAAATCGTCATGGCAGCTAGGCGGATGAATGAGTTTGTAACCTCATCGGAAATAAACGGCATTATCGCGCAGATTCAACGTGAATCAACGGGTAATCAAAGTGCTGTTCAAAGTCCTGCAGTGAATGATATTAACATGAGGAATAATAACCCAGCGAAGGGATTGCTTCAATATATCCCGCAAACATTTGCTAAATATGCCATGAAGGGACATAAAAACATCTTTTCGGGTTACGATCAATTACTTGCATTCTTCAATAATACAAATTGGCGAAGAGATTTGCCGTATGGTCGCAGAGGTTGGGGGCCGACAGGGTTAAGGAAATACGCAACAGGCGGAATTGCTTGGAAGCCACAAATCGCTTCATTAGCGGAAAACGGTTGGAAAGAATTTATCATCCCAACCCAGCCAAGTATGAGAAAAAACGCTCATGCTCTGCTTCAACAAGCGAATCAAGAGCTTGGCTATACACCAGAAAGTTCAGGAAGTAGTTACACATCTTCAAGCGGAGGCTCACGTCCTGTTATCAACTTTAATCCAACCATTAACATCGATATGAGTGGCAACAGTAACAATAGTGTTGATGTGGAAATAGCGATACGAAAGGCGTTAGACGAACAATGGCAACGTCTTATTTCTATTTACAGAATTGAGGAGGTTCGATAATGGCGAAGCTTGGAAATGTATATTTGCAAGTAATAAGTGAAAACATCAATGATTCGGTTGAAGCCACCTCTTATCCTGTAGAAAAAGGCGTTCCATTTTCTGATCACATTCGAGAACAACCTAAAGGCGTATCACTTGATGGATATGTGCTAGGAAGGGATTCTAAGCAACGTCTGCAGCAACTACGAGATTCGATGAAAAAAGGGAAAATACTGAGCTATGCTGGCCGTTCAATTCTAAAAAATGCCATCATCTTGAGTATTGATGACAACCGAACGAATGAAACAGCAAATGGTAGTGCAGTCGGTATCAAACTACAATTTATTCGTATCGTGAATACTTCGTGGGACAAAGTGCCAGCTAAGCAAAAAACGCAGCAGAAAAAGCAAACAAACGCAGGTAAAAAGCAACCAGTCTCTAAGAAAAAGACAACAGCGGTTTACCATATCGTGAAAAAGGGTGAAACGTATTCATCTATTGCTAAAAAATACGGCGTTTCTATTAGCTCATTAAGAAAATTAAACCCTTGGAAAGATCGTTCTATTCCGATTGGAGCGAAAATGAAGGTGAAGGCATGAAAGATTATATTCCGTTTGACAAAAACGCGATTCCAGAACGCTTTGAAATTGACTTAGCAGAGGAATCGTTTTTTCTTGAAATCAATTACAACGAAATAGGCGATTTCTTTACAATTGATATTTTCAATGCTGATGAGGAACCACTTGTATTAGGAGAAAAGATTAGGTTAGGCATTCCTTTATGGTCAGATGTCCCTAATCCCAATCTTCCGGCACCAACTCTTATTCCACTCGATCAAAGCGGAAAAGAAATTCGTGTCACGTTCGATAACTTCGGTGAGACGGTATTTGTTTATATCGATGATGTAGGTGATGAAGATGAGCTCTAATGCGATGTTTGGTCGTGTCATAAAAATAACGGTAAAGGGCAAGTATTCCACAACTTTTTCTAATAAAGATCTAGAAATACGTTTCGACGTTCCTTTTGATGATGACGCCAAGCCGAATACTAGCACTGTAGAGATTTATAATCTCTCAAAAGATTCGATAAACCGAATGCAAAAAGACGATACTTGCACGATTCAAGCGGGCTATAAAGATGATTACGGCGTGATTGCATCGGGGAAAATCACAAAAATCCTTACAAATCGAAATGGTGTAGATAAAATTACGACCATCTCATTTTTGGAAGGTGACGATTATTCGCGTGTGAAAGTGACAGCTAAAACGGCTGATAAGGCTGAAAAAGGCAAGAAGCAAAAATTAAAAATCGCTTTTAAAGCTGGCACAAAAGGGTCAACGATTATTAAAAAGCTTTGCGGCTTGCTTGAGATTAAAGTATCCAAACTGAGTTTACCGAAAGATGTTACTTATAAAAAAGGGTATACAGTCACCGGGCAAATATTAAACAACCTGGAAGAAGTCGTGAAAGATTGCGGTGCTGCTCTTTATTATAAACGTGGAAAATTGATTATCCGTTCCATCAAAGAAGGAGACGACGAACGCTTTACACTTGAAGAAAAAACCGGTTTAATCGACAGTCCTGAACCTTTCGATGATGAAAACGGAAAAGGGTATAAAGTACAATGTCTTCTCCAACATCGGTTGGCTGTTGCGTCCATCATTAAATTAAAGTCCAAAGGAATCGATGGTAAATATCGAGCCAAAAGCGGGAGACATTACTGCGATGGTGGTAATTTTATGACGGAAGCGAGTGTCATCTAATGGCCAATGATACGAATTTTATTGATTTATTAGAACGGAGGATTAAGCTAAGTATCCATACAACAGCCCCAGCGAGGGTTATCTCTTATAACGAATCGAAGCGCACAGCTGATGTGGAGCTTCTTTTTATGTCTGTAGATCAAGACGATAATGCGGAGAAATATAAAGTTATTGAAGGTGTGCCGGTACAGGGGATGAGATATAAAATACCTGAATCGTTCAAAGCAGCTATTTCGAGCCTCATCCCGACTGAGGGAAGTATTGATGGTTCAAATGCTTCAGTTAAGATTGATAACGCGATTGAGTTTACTCCATTTTTGAAAAAAGACGATGTTGTGGTCGTCTCTTTTGCAGAAAGAGCGCTAGATAATCTTAACGGAACAAAAACATTTGATCCTGAATTTCATCGTACTCATGACATAAATGATTGCATTGTACTGGGGGTGTTATTTTGATATCTCCCAAAATAGTGGATGGAGACTTAGTGATTGATGAAAACGGTGATATCGTCATGGTGGAAGGTGATGAAGAATTGGCTCAGTCCGTACGGATGATTCTCGAAACTAGAAAAGGAGAGTTTTTTCTTGAACCGGACCATGGCTTGGTTTTCGATAACCTTTTAGGGAAAGAAGCCGACCTAGCAAAAGCTCATGAAGATATCGTTGAAGCGGCTTTACAAGAAGAGAGAATTGCCTCTGTTGAAGACGTTATTTTTACGGATAATCCACAAGAACGGAATAGATCTGTTTCTCTGAAAATGCAAAAAACAGATGGAGGAATACTTTCTTTGGAGGGGGTGAATGTACAATATGCTTGATGAACATGGATTTAAGAAAAAAACATACGCTGAACTGATTGAAGAAATGGAAGCGAAAGCTAGAGAAGGGTTCGGCGAAACAATCAATCTATCGCCACGATCTTTTCTTGGTATCTTGATACGTCTTTATGCGTGGTTTTTAGCTATCGTATGGCAGGTAATAGAGAAGGTTTATAACAACTCATTCCCTGGTACAGCTGAAGGTATTTCTCTTGATCGAGCCGTAAGATTCAAGGGGATTAGTCGAAATCTTGAAGAGTATGCTTATGGAAACGTGAAAATAAGGGGAACGCCTGGTGCAACCATAGAGGCTGGTTTTATCGTGGGCACGAAAAAGAATATTTATTTTGAGACAACGGAAGATGCTATTCTTGATGAAATAGGAGTAGCTTTCGTAGAAGTTTATGCTGAAGAAAAAGGAACACAAGGGAATGTGGCTGCTGGCGAAATTACAGAGATTTTATATCCCGATCCAGAAGTCATTTTTGAGGTTATTAATCTAGAACCAACAGCAGGTGGTACAGATAGAGAAACAGATGTAGCTCTATATGATAGGTATCAATCCTATCCTCCCAATAAAGGTGCATCCGATTTAGAAGGGATTCAGGCTGAACTATTAGAAGTGCCTGGTGTTCGTGATGCTATTGTAAATCAGAATACATCAATGGTGGAGAAGGATGGAATTCCTCCTAAATCTATTGCACCGTTTGTTTTTGGTGGCACGGATATGGATGTGGCAAAAGCTATTTTCGGGAGAAAAGCTGGTGGAATACAGTCATTCGGTTCAACGGTAGTAGAAGTTTTTGATTCAAAAAATATCAAACATTATATTGGATTTACACGCCCTGAAATTATTCAGATTTATGTACGAGTGACTTTAACAAAGAAAGCTAATTTTCCATCCGATGGAATAGAAATAGTACGTTCTCAAATCTTAAATTATATTGGTGGGGAAAATGAGTCCGGCACAGAATATCCAGGTCTTGGACTTAAACAGAATGTGATTATTAACCAAATTGTCTGGTCTATTATAGAACTAAATATTGTAGATGATGTGACAGTTGAATTAAGTACAGATGGAATAACATACACATCAGGAAATATCACAGTGCTTGACGGAAAGGTTGCTAAAACGAGTTTTGATAAGGTTGTGGTTTCATGATTTTTTTAGACAGCATTCTCTCGAAACTGACCGATGCATATAAAAAGACGAAAGAAAGTAAGATTGGAAGATTAATATCTATCGGCGCCTCACCGTTAGACGATATCGACAGTACGTTAACCCGTATGGAGGAATGGCGTGATATTGATTTAGCGAAAGGCAAGGCATTAGATCGATTAGGTGAAGAAATCGTTGGAGAATTCCGGGGCTTGTCTACGGATGAAGAGTATCGCTTGAAAATAAAGACAAGAATTGTGACAAACTTTTTATCAGATGGGGACATCGAGAGTATAAATCGGCTCCTACAAATCTATTTGAATGAGTATTTTATTAGTGCTCAAGAGGGATGGAGTCTTAAAGGAAGCCCTTTTGATGGAGAACCAGCCATGCTTTTTATTACGGTAAAAGGCGATGGTAATCCATACGGCATTCCCTTTTCTGACTTAAATCGAGTGGGGATAGGCGGAATAGGTACACAATGGCAATATCTCTTGGAAAGAGAATTAACCGCATCCGATGAATACCAACGCTGGATGTATCCATTTGAAAACTACGCTGGCCATATGATAGCAGGTGGGGAACAAATCACAAATGGGAATGCACTTTATCAAGCATCTTTAGAAATTAGCGGTGCTTATTCCAAAGCGGATAACCCTTATCTAATCTGCGGGGACTATGTTTCTGGAGACAATATCAGTAAGGATTACAACTCCAATTTTGAACTAAGTGGGGTTTATTCGTCGTTTTTACAAAGCTATCCGATTTGCGGAAATTTTGTTGCAGGAGAGGTGGTTTAATGGCTATTACAACTGGTGGACATACCAAAATGAAAAACTGGCTAAAGGGCTTTATTAAAGAAGGTCAGTACACGATGGGTGGAGTGAAATACAAAACGCCTATCTATAAAACAGATTTAACAGGCGATGTTATTACGATTTATCTGTATTTAGATGATACAGTGAGCGGTACCATTACGAAATTTGAGTTGTTAGACCAAGACGGGGCCGTATTCGATGATCAACCAGATAACATCGTAAAACCAAGTATAAACGGTTTACTCATTTCTTTTAAATACACATTAAAGAGAGTTTAGGAGGTAATTGAATGCCTTATTCACAAAAACAATGGCAAGATCGTATTAAAGATGCACAAGGGAATATTGTTCAAGAGGGTACACCTTTTAGTGCTGGTAACATGAATCGGATGGAGCAAGGAATTGCCGATGCGCATGCACAATTAGAGGAAGCGGGGCGACAAAAACAAACATTAATCCAGGGTGTTAGCGTGTTAAACGGTGCGGTTGATGCTCCGGTTAATATCGAGATTGAAGGCCGCACATTAATCCCTATGCAAAACACTGTACTTGACCCATTAAAGTACTATGTGTTAGCTGATAAGCGCACGAAAATCAAGTGGGCAGACGCAACGATTCAACAAGGGATTTATAAGTTTATCGGAAAAGCGGAGCGTCCAACATTAATCCGTGTTGCTAATTTCGAGGGGAAAGTTTCGGGGAGTACGTTGGAGAATCCGCATAGAGCAAAAACTCCATGGAGTTCTGTTACTACATTGGTTTCACCTTCTGAGCCAAAAGCCGATGAAGCTACGAGCACGGATTACAATACAAAGTTATCCACGCTCAATGGGACTAATTGGCCGGTCTCTATTAATATCGCTAACAATATCGCGCAACAACTATTCTCCTTCGACCTAATCGCAGAAGTAGAACGACAACTAGGGCGCATCCCACGCACGACAGTTGCGGATAAGGTTCAATGGTTGAAGGATAATGTTGCCAAAATAACAGCGAATTGGCACGGTTTTGGAAGTGGTCCAAGTGGATATAGAGCAGCGCTAGAATTTTGGTACACTGATACAAACCAATGGTTTTCTCAAAAAAACAGCGGTACATTATTAGCTACCCATGTGAATGGGACCGTTGCAAAACTAGGGCCAACCGCCACAACTATAACGGATAAGTTGGATACTAACGGTCTCTTCCATATCCTGGCCCACGCGCCCGTATCAGACGGCGTGACACCATCGATCATCAACACAGACTATGTAGAACTAGAAATCGAACTAAAACCAGAAGCTATCCTACATGCTCCGCGCGTACCACTATACGAGGTAACGCAAGCGCATTATGATGCAATCAACGTAACGATGCTTGAGGATGAAATTTTACGCCGTTATCCATCTGTGGAAGGCGTAACACACTTACAAAATCCTTATGTGATGGCGGAGGGCGAAAACTTACTGCCGCCGCTTTATGAGTGGGGTGTATCAACGGGTGGGGCACTAACCATGCCGTACGAGGCTAATTATGATGGAGCAATAACTCAAACTTTCTATGTTGACCTCTTAATACCAGCAGGAACTACCGTGACTCTATCGCACGAAGCGGGGGAGGCGGCTATTTATCAGTATGGGTCAAGCTCTATAGCAGCTATCCCTTACAGAACATCCGCGAAAACTTATACAATCCCGGCCGGTCAACCGGGAATCCGGGTGTATGGAAGAATAAACGCGAGTGCAACTCTGTTTAAAAACCCAATACTAACATTGGGAGCGACAGAGAAACCATTTACACCTCAAAATAAATCATACGCCTTATTTGAAACGAAATTAGGAAAAATCGGCATTGAGGCGGACCGTATATTTGAAAAAGACGGGAAATATTTCAAGCGAAAAGCGATTGAGGATGTTGTTTTGGACGGAAGTCTAACATGGGCGCATTTTGGTGATGCGACAGGTTTTAAAACTGTAAGGCTGGCGTCGGTTGTTAACCCGTTCACGACTCACGATGTCGATACATCGGAAATCTCATCATATAACGGCTCGTTGTTGAAATTTATTGGGTCGATGGCATCTAATATTTTAGCTCCTAATCAGTATTTGTTCAGAAATGATGTAGGTATCTATATATCTATTTCTGATTCAGAGAGTGGATGGAACGAAACATACGCGCCAACAACTGACGAAATCAAAGCCTATTTTAATGGCTGGAAAGTTAAAACAGCGGACGGAGCAAACAAGCCTACAGCATGGGTTTCTATCGTTGATGGCACAGATGCACCAACACAAACACTGGCATACGTTGCAGCTAACAAAGCAGCAAACTACACACCATACAAATTATCTTATGTGTTATCGCCTTCAAGAGTGGAGGAAATCAAAGCAGAAGGCGCGATTTCCGTAAACGGATTAACGATAATCGAAGTTGGTAGCGGGGTTATTATGAGGGAGAAGTTGGTTGCAACATCCGGTGGAGATGGATTGGTTAAAACAAATATCACCTCTTTGGGTGGGACTAATTTCAAACAAAGAGCCAGCAAAATACTTTCCATTTATAAAAACGGATTAAAGGATGGATGGACTATTTACAATAGTTCGATAGCGAACGGAGTGCAAGCGGCGTATATCCAGCAAGAAAGATATGATGCAACAGCAGAATACACGGTAACATATGTGGTTTATGACCGCCAACCATTCACAGCAAATCCGGTTAATGTATCAGCTCAATTTGCCAACAATGTCCGGTCAGCTCTTGAAGATACGACGAAAAAGGTTGAGGATGTTAAAACGGAAACATCTGTAAATTCATTAATTTTATATGACGTGCTTAAACGATTAAAGGCAGGTGGATTGTAATGGAGGAATTATTGCAACGAGTATTACAGCAGTTAGGTAAAACACCAGAAGAATTTGATCAAGATGTTGAGGAAATGCGCAAGCAGTCAAACCCGGAAATGATGGCTAATTTAATTGCCATGCTGATGCAAAATGCAGAGTTTACAGCCATGATGCTATCAACATTAATGATGGAAAATGCTGATTTAAAAACAAGAGTTGAAAATTTAGAAGGGGGGCAACCTGCATGATAAACATGTATACAAGTGCCGTAAAATATGGATATATGACAATTGATCAAGTACCAACGCAATATCGCCTACAAGTTGAAGAAGCACTAAACCCGCAAACACCTGCTCAGTAAGGTGTATTTTTTATGACTTGAAAAGGAGTGCTGCTATGAATTTCTTCAAAGGCTGCATGTGGGGAGCGTTATTCTCCATTCCAATGTGGATTATCATTATTTTGGCCATACGAGCTTTAATAAATTAATAAACAACTTCATGATCTGAGAAATGCCCTGTACCGAGCGGGGCTATTTTTATGTAGAGCAGGTGGAGGAATGACAATTGAAATCGGGTCATTAATTGCAATTTGCGGCTTGCTGCTAAGTTATCTTACTTATCAATTCAATAAGCAGAAGGAGACTAAAACGGATACACAGCAGGATGCGCGAATACAAGCGCAATTGGACTATATCAGCAAAGGTGTCGATGACATCAGAATTGACCAAAAGGCGAGCGAAAAACAAATGGCAGCACATGGCGAGCGAATCACTAGACTTGAAGAATCTGCAAAGCAAGCTCATAAACGGTTAGATGCAATGGAAAATAAGGAGGTAAATGAACGATGAAAGATATAGTTACTTTGCTAGGAGGGTTCCTAACGGCCCTTCTTTTTTTCTTTGGCACAATCGGAATTAAGTTTGATTGGTTTAACGAAGAGAGTATTAATGCCTTTGTATTAGTCCTATCTGCATTTGTGACACTTGTTATTAATCTATTCGCAGTGTGGAAAAACACTCATGTTTTCAAAAAGAAAGGAGAATAAATAATGGTCAACGTGTTATCAAAGCAGGGGTTAATTAAGATTTTTATTGACCCAGGTCATGGTGGTAAGGACCCAGGGGCAGTTGGAAACGGATTGCTTGAAAAGGATTTAACCTTGAAGATTGCTAAACGAGTAAAAGAACTATTAGCTGCGTATGAAAATGTAGAAGTGAAAATGAGCCGTACAGGAGACGCTTATCCAACGCTATCAGAACGAGCGAAGGCAGCAAATGCTTGGGGTGCTGACTTCTTCTTATCTATTCACATCAATTCAGCTTCTAAGACGTCAACAGGTTATGAAGATTATATTTATACGAAAGCTTCAGCGAAATCGAAAGAATATCAAAAAATTATCCATGCTGAAATTATGAAGAAAATCGAAGGATATGGAGTGCGTGATCGTGGCTCACAAACAGGGAATTTACAAGTTTTAAGAACAACGAATATGCCAGCTTTACTGACAGAAAACCTTTATATCTCCAATCCTGATGAAGTTGCTATTTTGAAAAAGGCTGCATTCATTGAAGATGTTGCACAAGGTCATGTAAACGGACTTGTTAAAGCATTTGGATTAAAGAAGCAGGATGCTGCGAAACTAGCATCAACTAAAAAATATCACACAGTCGTAAAAGGTGACACGGTATCAAAACTTGCTAAAGAGTATGATACGACTATTACGAAAATTAAAGATTGGAACAATCTTGACAGCAAATATACGATTCAAATTGGGCGAAAATTGCGTGTGAAGTAAATAGTTTTTCCTTCCGACATCTGAAAGACTACCTACATGAGTAGGTAGTCTAAGCCATATAAAAATATTCTGTTTTAATAGTTCTTATCATTTATTAACGAGATGTTGTACCAAATTGTCCTGATAATTGTTGTTGAGCTGTAGCAACAAGACGCTTTGTAATCTCGCCACCTACTGAACCATTTGCGCGAGCTGTTTGATCTGCTCCAAGTTGCACACCAAATTCAGAAGCAATTTCATACTTCATTTGTTCAAGTGCTTGTTCTGCACCTTGTACTAATAGTTGGTTACGACCACCACTACGATTTGACATATATCTTCACCTCCTTAAGTGTTATAATTTCTTTTATATAGAAACAGATACACTGTAAATATTGGAAGAATATTAGAGATAAAAACATCCATAATAAGGTTGTCGAGAGAAACAGATTGAACAAGTTAGTTACTTATTCGATGCTTCTCTTCACCTTCTTGTAAGTTAAAATTGTTATTTGCCATGTGTCTGTGAACTAAAAAGGGATTTGACTAAACTTCATAATCCCTTTTTGTTCATAAACAACAATTCTTTTGCAGCAGTAGAATGTCTTGATTGTGAGATCATATAAATATCTTCCTTAAGAAAAAACTTCTTCAACCCAGGAAAAATTGCGTGTAAAGTAAAGACAAAAGCCCTTCTCCTTAGTGGGAGAGGGGCTTTGATTTTTGTATAAATTAAACATTTTATTGACAAGAACATGTTAATATACCTACACTTGAATCATATAATGTCAAGGAGTGGGGAAAATGGCTTATGAGAATGGAGATCAAATAGAGGATTATTTTGAAGAAAATATTGAGAATTATAGTAAAGACAATATGATATTTACAAAAGCATTGGCTATCTTGAATACATATTTAAATAGACCAGATTGGCCGCACTGTATTGAAGAATTGGAGGAAACTTTGACTCCTATTTTAGGGTGTGCTTTAGAACATATAGGGTTTAGAGGACACTATTTTGAAGATGACTATATGGTTTGGTCTCAAGATACCCCAGAATCGTACAAGAAAGATGTTATTGCATTTTATAAAACAGTGAACCCAATTGTTATGCAATATTATTATAATAGATTAGAACCGTTAAAGTTATACAGTATAGTTGCAACAAAAAACAGTATTGGAACTGACAATAAGATTGTTAGATTTATTAGAAATGATGGTAAAAGTCTTGAAGTAGAAGTTGATCGGTATTCGGTTAGGGAAGCGATTAAGGTTTTATCAGAATTACTGGAGTCTGGCGATAATGAGTACTGAACATTTAAAAAAAGATATACAAAGTAATCTGTACCTTGTACATGATAATAAAGGGAATTTAGAAAATCAATCGAAATATAATAGTATATCTAGAAGAATGTTTAACCAAAACGCTGCCTATTCAAGCCCTACAATGCCTCAAGGGAATAGGGATGGGCTACATAAAAAAGAACTGGAATTAATTATTAAAGAGATAAAAGATGAATTACATAATTTAATTAATGAATTCTCGATTGTAAATGAGATTGCATACACTAATGAAGGGAGTGATCTGATAATGGAACAGTTAAAAGAGAGATTAAATGATATAGACAAAAAAGTTTCTGTGCTAGAAGAAAGAACCAAACATTTAGACAAACTCCCAAGTAAAGATGAGATGGCTAGATTATTAGCGGAATCTAAAGAAGATATGTTAGAAAAAATAGAAAATCTTTTAAAGGATAAACCAAGTTCTGACAAGACGAAGTTAATTGTTGATGAAGTAATCACTTCTAAAAAACTGGCAAGTGAGCAGGACGTTGAGCTTCAGGTAACCAAAGCAAGGAATGTTCAAATAATATGGACTGTTAGTACACTAACCTTAGCAACAGGTATAATTGGATTACTAATAAAATTTTTATAAAAAACAAGCCTCTCTCAATTGAGAAGGCTGTTTTTTTATGTCAAATTAGTGAACCAAAAGGATTTCCCCTCCTAAACGCTGAATTATTCAGAAAAGGAGAGATGATACATATGAAGAAACTACTTGAAATCCATTGTTGGGATTGTCGCCTGAGACTAGATCCAGACGATGTAGTTAATATGGATGAAATCTACACGTTAACACACGACTTTTGCAACTCTATGGGGTTTGAGATTGAAGATACGGGGACGTATGAGGAGATAGCGAAAAGACACCCGTACTATTATAAGAAGTAAAAGCCCTTACTCGATTAGAGGAGTTTAGTTAAATTATTAATTCTGACAATCATTTTCTTATTCATGTATCCCCTTCTTGATTTTATTGACTATTAGTCGAAAAGTACCATAAAATAAGGTTGATAGTTTTGTAC